TAACGTAACAAAGCCGGTTACAATATCGCCGCCGGATGATACGGTTGTAAAGAACGTGGTAAAATTGCCGACCAGGGCATTAACATAGCCCATGACAATGTTTAGCGGTGTGGCGAACGTTGTCATTAGATCGTTCGCCGCGGTAAGTCCACTGTTTAAGAAATTCATCCCGCCTTGCACCGCGCCGGTAAGCCAACCGGCGAGCGTGCTAATTGCCGCGCTTAAGATAGGGAGTGCTACGTTGCCGACTTGTAACAGGAGATCGGCAACCGGCAGTAACGCCGTTTGGAATTGGCGCATCCCGCCTTCTAGCAAGGATGGCAGCGTGGTATATTTAGCGTTTAAGTTATCGGTTGCGCCGGCGAGATCGCCCATTTTCGTACCAGTGAGCGATAACGATAGCGCGCCTTGCGTGCCTAGATCCTCAAATTGAGTGCCCAGGAGCGCGACCCCGGCTTGCATCCGCACGTTGGCATCCGTGGTACTGTTTAGCTTATCTTCGACAAGTTGAAACGCATCCGCCGCGGTAACTTTGCCGCTCGCCATTTTCGCAAATAGATCATCCGTGTTAATGCCGAGTTGTGCTAACCCTTGTGCGGTGGTTGTGCTCCCATCTTGGATGCGTACCCGAAACTCTTTAAAAGCATCCGCGGCCTTGTCGGTTCCCAGGACTCCGCCTTGCATACCGGATTGTAGCAGACTAAAGAATTGATCGGCGCTTGCTCCACCGGCGGCAAACTGTGTGCTATACTCGCCGATAGTATCTAGAAAATCGCCGCTCGCATTGAGTCCTTTTTGGTTGCCGGCGGCGATAAAATCAAACGCCTGCTTCGATGTTAACCCAAACTTCTGCATTAGGGTATTAGCCGCGTTTGTACTCTCCGCAACATCGATCCCAAACGTATCCCGTAACGCTAGCGCCCCTTCTGCTACACCCGGCAGATCCGAGTCCGCCAACCCTTTCATTTGCTGGCGAACCGTGATCAGGGTAGAATTGACATCCCCAATTGAGTCGCCCCAATTCTGCCCGAATATCTGGACTGCCGTGTTGCTCAGATCCTGCGCCTGCGCTTGCGTTAACCCTAACGCGGCTTGTGCATCCGCGGCGCCCTGTCGGACTTGCCCCGCCATATCTAGCGCACTGGCGCCGGCAGACAACAGGGCGCCGCCTATGGCGAGCGCCCCGGTAGTCGCCAGTCCACCGAGCATATTGCCGAGCTTATGGCCTTTGGTTTCTGCTTCGTCTGTTTTGTCAGAAAATTGCGCGACATCCTGTTCGGCGCTATCCATCCCGGTATGGAAGGCGCTGACATCTGCTATTAACCCTAACGTTAGATCCATGCGCCTACCATTCTATAATCACCTTACGCGCCTGTGTCGCTTGCCGTTGCTCTTCGATCTTTAGCGCCTTGTATTGTGCCCACTCCTGAAACTCACTGGCGAGCATCCGGCGCTTTAGTTCATGGACTGTTTTACCGCCTATGCCCCGGCGTACCAGATCATAGGCCAGGCGCTTCTCTGCGCTCCACCGGAAACGCGGCGCGCGCCGCGCCATCCTCATCCGCGGTTTCACCCTGCCCGTTGATCTCCATACAGGCTTTTAGGATCTTGCCGACCGCATGGGCCGACTTGGTGAAAAGTCGCTCCACTTGATCGAGATCCATAGCCGGCGAAACCAGGCACCGGCTTACCATGTGCCGATTCCATGCTCGCCGGTCTAGCTCTTTTTGCCCGCTATGCGGATCGCCGATCATGCAATCGAGCGCGATCTCTTCTGCTTCTGCCTGCGTTAGCGGGCGGATCACAACCGATACACCCCACTCCGAGATCGGGATCGTGCGGGTGTCAAGTTGATCGATTGCCAGGAGCGCATCCGCATCGGTCGCAACCGGCAACCCGGCGATCTCCATAACGGCGCCGTTTTTTCCTGCCATATTATCTCCTATGCTTACTGAGCTAGGAACACGTGCTCCTAGAATGTGCCGCTAGTTACCGCGCCGCTGACCCGGATGTCCATGCTCCACTTGTCAATGTCGCCGGCATCCGTCGGATCTTCATACTTGGTAACAAACCCTGTTACCTGCTTATAGGCGGCGCCAGTCAACCCGCCGGCCTTACCCCACTGAATATCCAAACTCGCCGCGGCAACGAACGGATCGAGGATCGCGCCCACTGCCGTCGACCAGTTACCCGATAGGCTAAACGTACGATCTACGTTGCCGCCCTGGTATGTCTTTTCAGTGAGTGTCGGATCATAGGTGGTTGTTTCGTGCTCTTCGCGGTTGAATGGCAACGTCGAAGAGCTAACATACTGGCTAATGTCGGTAAAGGCGCCGCCGCCCGTTACACGCATTTTTACTGCCGTGCCGCGCCCATGCTGGTAAGTAGTTACAGGCATTTAAGTAAATCTCCTATTCTATGCTATTGGCTCGCCAGGCTCGCCACAAAGTCCGCCGACGTGCCGCCGGCAAACGTATAGAGGATGCGCCGGTAACGCTCCAAGCGCCCCGATCCGCTTAGATACGCCCCGCCCTTAGCGGTGAGCGCGGTGAATACCCCGGCGGCAACCCATACCGTATTGTCCGAGCTATGTTGCAGGGTTGCCGTAAATGTGCCGGCATCTATAGCCGTCAAATGGATCGCCGACTTCCAAAAGTTTAGACTAGCGGCGCCAAAGTCTACCGACGTGCTATTGCCGCCGCCGCTAATCGGAGTCGGGATGCGGATCAAGCGCCCGCGGCCCACACCATCCCGCGCCCGGTAGTCGGCGCTCTGCTGAATAAGATCGCCGGCATCGGATGGCGTTTCGGTTTTCGTGCCGAAAACATAGGCAACGCGCGCCGGACTATTCAGCACCGCGCCCGCCGGGGCGATAGTGATCACGCTCGCCGCGTTTAGGATGGTTTCTACCGGCTCGCTCACCGTATCGCGCCAGAAACCCGCTAGCGACACCGTGGAGTCGCTATTGTCCTTTTGGAAACTTTTTTCGCCGCCATTGCCGTAGGTGGTTGTGTCTAGCTCGCCGGCATTATACGGCGCGGTTGCGGTTCGCAAATAGGTACTGAGATCCCATCCGTCTACCCAAACCTTAGTCGACCGTCCATGATCAAACGTCGGCATCCTGATCTCCTTGCTCGCCGTCGGTTGCCTCTTCTATGTACCCGCCTTTAAGCAACCACCGGATCGATTGCGCCGGGATGTCCGTGCGCTTACTGCCAAACCGGGCGCGCTTGTTTTCCCAGGAGATACCATCCGCGGCGAGCACGCGATAGACTTTGGGCGCCGGTTCTTCGACTACTGCCGGCGCGGTTTTGTCGCCTTGCTCCACCGCCGGCTCGTCCTTATCGTCTTTTGCCATAGTTACCCCATTTCCTCTAAGCGCCAGGGGCGCAACCGGATGCACTTTATGATCGTGCCGTCGGCGGTTGTGCCGCCGTTGCCTTGTAACAGGTTGCGGATAATTGTAACCGCTTCTGTTACTGCCGGGTATGGCGCGTTGATCTCTATTTGCTCCACCGCTTGCACCAGGTAGATCAGCCGCGCCGCTTCTGTGGAGTAGGACCGATCATCCTCTTCTGCCGCTTGGTACTGAAATGCAACATATGGAGTGGGCATCCCTTCCGGCGGCACACCCTGTATAATGCGGTCAGCAACTAACGCAGTGAGATCGGCAGATCCGGCGAGCAAGGCGTATAGCCAATTGTCGGCGCATTGAAACTCGTCCGGCGCTTCGACGTGCAACCGATACTCCGCGCCTAAATGGATGAACATTAACCCGTCGGTGTTGCTCATTCTGCCGTGCCCTTTTTAAGCGCCTTAGTTAGTCGTTGTTCCGCCCGCGGCTTGACTTCGACTATGGATTGCTCTACAAACGGGTTAGGCGTTATGTACTTCGTGCCGCCGGTTACAAAGGTCGTATACTCCGCTTCTGACTTTATATCATAGCGAAGCGGTCCTAGCTTTTTAACCACGATATGTGTTGCCAGAAACCCGGTTCGTTTCGGCGCGCGCCGAAACATGGTAGCTTGGAGATCGGTTGCGTTTTCGCGTTGTGCCTCTTCGACAAAGCCATCCGTGTCTTTTGCCATAGCACGAAAGTTCTTGCCGCGCCGCTCTAATGTCATGTGAAACCCGGCAGACGGCATCACCCGATCTCCTTGCACTGTATGATCTGCTGTAAAAGTAAACTGCGCTTAGTGACCGTAACCACTTCTAATCGGGATTGCTCGCCGGTTTCCAAGTAAGTTACAGTTAACCGATCTTCGTTGCTCACCGGCACATCCCATGCGGCGCGCAACCAGACCGTTGTAACCGCTTCGACTTGCGGCGCCATGTTCACATCCTGGCGCGGCGCGCTAGTAACCACAACCGGGAATGTGCCCATATCTTGCTCGTTGTAAGTGGTACGCCCGCCGCTCGTTCGCACCGGAGTCCGCCGTGTTACTTGCATGGTCGCTCCACCGGCGCCCGTTGTGTCGAAGTAGGCGGCGAGATCGGCGCGCGCCCCGGTTAACTCTAAAGGATCGATCATGGCAGGTATGGCCCGTTGTCTGCCGGCACAACTACACCGGCGTTAGGCCATAGTCCGATCCGGTAGTTATTGGCATACCCGGTGTAGTAAGGCGAGTTGATCGCAAACACCGCGCCCGATGCTTGCCCATACCCGGTCGGGATCATCTCTTGTACCTTGCGCCGCCAGTATTTAGCCTGGCGCTCGCAATGAACATAGATTTGATCCCGGCTCAGTGATAGCCCATTATCACTAAGATTGTAAGCGTCCGCCGCCATTGCCGCTTTTTGCATCCAGCCGTCCGCCGCGGCGAGATCGAGATCATAAGTCGGCGTGTATGCTGCCATCCCCGCTTCTTGCCACACATAACCCGCTATGGTTACAACTTGCGCGCCGGTTTCTAGCGGCCATGGATTCGGCTCGCCGCTATCCGCCGCATTATCGTTGTTATCCAACAGGATGTAAAAGTGCCCATTAGGGATGGTAGGACGCACCGCGGCGCCGACGGGATAGCGCGCGCCCGCGATCCAATCCGCCAGGCCATCCGGCAGATAGCCATAGCGGTCGGGGCGCCGGGCGCTCGCCAGGAGCGCGGCATAGTCAGCATCGGTAAGTGCCGGCGGGCGCCCTGGCGCTAACCGGCGCTGTAGTTCTGCTAATGCCGCGTTGTACTTCATTTGCTTTTGTTGCCTTTGTCGGCGGTTTCGTTGTGGACTTCGACACCGCCGCCCGCGGGTTGCTCCACTGGCGCAATCGGAGCGCGCTCTGCCGGGCGCGGCGCCGGTTCTGCCGGCGCGCTCGCCTGGTTGCTCGCCTGGTTGCGCTCCGGTTGCGCGGGTTGCTCCACTGCCACACCCGGCGCCGCGTTAGCGGCCCATGGCAACGCCGGCAAGCTCGCCGGATCATACCCGCCGTTTGTGACTTGTGGCGCGAGTGCCGGCGCGCTCGCCATACCGCGCTCCGCCGCCGGCATATCTACCCCGCCCTTGATCCCGCGGTTCTCGCCGCGCTCACTGGCGTTGCTCGTTTGCGGCACAAGCCGGGTAAGACCATCGGCGCCCTTGACGGCGATATGCGGGTTGTACTGATCACCGAGTCGCGTGCTATAATCGCCGCGTTTCGGCCCCGGTCCTAGCGCATCTTCTGGCCCTTGCCGCTCGCCGGGATCGCCTTGCAGCATGGGTACACCGGCATCGGTCCCATCCTGGCGAGTAGTCGCGCCGCCCTTGCTATGCTCCAAACTCGCGTTTTCTTCTGGCGTTGCAATGCTCTGATCTGCCATAGCGTTATTACTCCTATGCTACTATCCCATGCGGGCCTGTGTGGTATGCTCGCCTAGCTGTTTAGCACGCCGGTCAACCGCGCCGCGGCCTTGCCGCCAAACACGGCGAGTCCGGTGAAAAACTCAATACGCGTGCGATACACCGGCTTTGCCTGCTGCTCACCGAGATCGCGCACACTCACCCCGCCGTTAGTCAAGCCGGTTACAGCCTGGTCGCCTTCGCTGTTACCGAACCTAACGGCATAAATGCTGCTCGCAATGTTGCTCGTGCCTTGCGTTTCGGTTTGCGGGATGATCAGACTGCCGTCCGCCTTAGCGCCGATGTCAAACATCGGCACGCCGTTATACGTGGCGATCTTGCGGCCAAAGGTATCCACCGTCTGATCGTAGATTGTCAAGCGCCGGGCGCTAGACCGGATCTTACTGAGGATCAAGCTGTTCATGTACAACGCCTGCGCGCCAGGCACCGCGGCGAGCAACGCATCCAGCGCATCAAAAAAGGTG